TACTGGTTCAGCGATGGCTTTACATACGACACAGGTGTTGCTGACACTGAGGCAGAAGCATTGATGATTGCTAAGAAAAACTTTAGGCCATATGACAGAGCAGCAGGTACAGACTAAGTTGATAAAGGACCTGGAAGATAAGGGGTACTACGTTATCAAGTTGATTAAGACCAATAAGAATGGTATCCCAGACCTCATTGCTATACCAAAGAACTCTGACGTTGAGTTCTACGAGGTGAAGCGAGCCACAGGTAAGCCAAGTAAACTACAGGAATATAGAATCAAAGAACTACAGAAACATGGAATCAAAGCGGAACTCTTTTATGGAGGATCAGAAAAAGATTGAAAACATACGCAACATAGTTGAGATGGTAACAGGAGAACGAATCCTGTCTACTACAAGGTACCGTGGTGAGGTGGAGGCTAGAATGATATTCGCCTCTATACTAAAGGACACAGGCATGCACGTTGAAAGTATTGCACTGAGCATGAAGAAGAGCAGATACGCTGCTGATTACTATCTTAAAAGATTCAATGACCTTGTTGAACTGGATTCAACATTCAGAAGTTTGTATCTTAAGTGTAAAGAAATGGTTGTAATGAATAAATTTAAGGACGAACCTGTGAATTCATACAATATTGTTGGTAGATTAGTGCAAGAGAATGAGGCACTTAAGCATGAACTTAGATTACTCAAAGAAAGAATGAGACCTATTTACAATTTTATAACAGAGAAAGAATGGATGGAAGACTCCAACAAGAGAGGGATAGAGCAGCAAGGATAGCCTTCACTACCGAAGGCTTCCATGCTAGCGTTGCTATGATTTACGAGAAACTCGTGGACAGGGAATACGAATCCGTTAAGGATGACGTTAAAATCCTTATCAAGGATCTTAGGGATATCATCAAGACAATAGAATATGATGAGGACTTTTAGTCCCCACCATATATCTGGTCCTTCATCTTCTTTTTAAACTCCCTCTGCTCCTTCTCGAAGGCTTTAACCTCTTGCTCTACTTCATACGCAGCAGACCCAGGACCGTACATCTGATTATATAACTCAGGGTTATACTTCTTCATGTCGGTCTTATTCATCCCTCCACCTCTGCTGCTTCCTCCACCACCAGATGACTTCTTAGCAGGAACTTTACCTTCTGATATATCAGAAACTCCAGCTTCTTCCTTAAGACCCTTCATCAAAGTTTTAATTCTATTGTATGCAGGAATTGATGTTCCATAAAATACGTTTAGTACCGCCTGAGCTATAGTGAATGATGTATTCAAAGCCAACACTTGAAGTTCTTCATCTTTGGTTAAACTTTGTATACCATTCTTTTCTACCTTATCGTATATAGCTTTGATTTCATTTTTAGTACCAATTAAATCATTATATCTATCTGCAAGCATAACGAACTGAGGTATAAACCTAGCTATAGCAACTAACGCTTTATCTTTTCCAATGAAACTATCTACATCTTCAACTGGAAGAGGATCAACAAATACACTGTTCTTCAAAATCTTTTTAATCTTAGCCTTCTGATCCTCATCATCTGTAGATTCAATTGCTATCGTAGCAGCTAATTGAAGTAAAGCCTTCCCACCAGCAGAGTACTTACTAGCCACAAGAGATGCGGCATTTGATGCAAATTCCTCTAGTGCTCCTTGTGGTGTAAGTAATGATTCAAGAATTTCATTTCCTCTCTCCTCATCATCCTCATCTCCAAGTAAAATAAGTTGTCCTGCATATGCTAGTGTTCCAAGGAATCCATATGCTGCTAGATTTAGAGATACACCAAGAGGTTTTTGTAACTTACTTAGTGATCCCATAACCTCTCCTTTTCTTATAAGCTCAGCAGCCTCCTTAAATCCATTTATGAATTCAGTGGTTTCTCTATATGGATAGTTACTAAAGAATCCAAGTATCTTACCAGCAGTACCGCTCTTAGATACAGTACCTTCTCTACCAATAATACTGGCTAAGAACTTTGGTGCTATTCTTATCTCACGTCTCTGACCAGCCTTAGTTGTTGGACCAATAATCTTTTCAGTCTGAGTGTCAGCCACAGCAGATGCTTCTCTAATTGCCTTGCCATACTTTTCTCTGTAGGCTGAGCTATCATTAAACTTGTTAATGTCAAACTTCTCACCTGTGATATTTTGAAACTCACTAGCGAATGTAGGCATCCATGAGGTAACCATCATCGTTCTTTCTGGTAGACCAGATAGATACGTAGTCATCTTAGTTAGTCTACTCTGAGGCTCTATACTTCCTTCATTGATGTCAATAGCCTTGTTAATATTCTCTCTTAATCTAAGCGGACTATCAGTGAACTCAAGAAGTTTACTCATTTTTTTCTGCTCACCAAACAGAGCCTTGTAACCTGAGAACATTTTCTCAGCTCTAGTTGGGAAAGATACAGCAGTGGCTCCTAATTCTACACCTGTACGTACAGGGTCCAGCAATGTCTGAGCCGCTCTGGCAGCAAGCAATGTATCAAATATCAAATTACTTTCAGCTCTTTCAAATTCATAAGCCAATGCATCTGATAGCGTGTAGGATATGGTATCTAGTAGCTCAAGCTTATCTTTGTTTATTTTTTTTCTGACTCCAGATAAAGTGTTATTTATATCCTTAAGTGTTTTAGACAAGAAGTAATCTCTACTAGTTTGCTCTAGTCCTTTGATGAATAGAGTTTCAAAGTTAGTCATGATAGGACCAACAGCCTCACTTACTCTCTCCTTACCTGTACCAGCTTTGACTCTAACTACACCACTCTCATAAGATGATGTTGGTGCAATCTGAGTCTTGCCACCATCAAGTCTAACCCTCATCATGTGGAATGGAATCTCTTTGAATGAAGCCCCATTAATCTCGTTAGCAATCTTTTGCTTTGGTGTAATTTCAGATGCCTTATATTTCATTACATCATCAAAGAATGCTTTCTCCTTCTTATTGAAGAACTTACCATCATCATCGATGTAACTATCATATACTGCTTTAGGGTCTACATTACCATCTTTGTCTTTAGGAAGGCTCTTCCAAATCTTATCAATTACATCTATGTCTGATGACCCAAGTCCAATCATTTTTTTAAGTGATGGCTTTCCAGTTGAGTACTTACTTCGCATAGACTTGTCGCTCAATATTTCCTTGAACCAGTCACGCTTTCCGATATTATCAACACCCTTATTCTTAGGATCAAACTGAGCCATGTACTCCTGTAGATATGTGGTTAGCATACCTATCTTATTCATTTGCTCATTATCAATATCATACTTCTTCTTAAGCTTTAAGAACTCATCAAAGCTTTTTCTCATTGAGTTCTCATAGGATGCAATAGCCCTGTTGAATGGAGATACAATAAACTTTTGTAGTGCTCCTGCCTTAGCTCTTCCCATTCCAAGAAGTCCTTCCCAGAATGAACTTTCATTTTCAGATAGTTCTTTTCTTCCTTCAGTAGAAGTCATGTCGAACTTAGAGTCATCAATTTGCTTAGCAAGTGGATCAATACCACTGCTTGTATATGCTCTAGATACAACATCACTGAATCTATATGGGTCAATCTCTCCGTTGCTTATGTTATATAGCAAATCATTTAGAACAAATAAGTCCTCAGGAGATAGACTCTTAAGGTCAGCATCGCTAAGTTCTAGGTACCTACGAATCAAATCATTCTCCTCATTACTGAATTGAGGATTAGTCTTTGGTCTCTGGGTCTTTATCTCAGATATTAAATCGCTCTTTATCTTTTTAATTTGTTCTGCATACTTCTCCTCGATTTTGGATTGATCCTTTCCAGCTCCATCAATCAAGTCATTATATTCTTCTTGAGAAATAGCTTCATTCTTTAGTAGTTGATATGCCTTTCTTTTAAATGAATTGATATCTTTTATAAGTGCTACATAGTCTTCTACATTCTCAACCTTATTAGACATGATGCTCTTGTACTTATCTATTAGGTCATCATTTGTCTTAACTGCATCGAACTCTTTAGATACCTGATATGACAATGTCTTATCATAAATCTCATTCATGCTAGTATAAGAAGGCGTTCTATTATTTAAGAAGTCAAGTGCTTTCTTATAGTCCTGTACTTTATCAAGTGGAATATCCTCAGGGTTAATAGAAGTAAATTGATTTACTGCATCAGTCATTGAAGTATGGTTCCTAGACCTAGCCTGACGCTGTAGCTTTCTTAACTCATCCATGTCAGCAGCATAGTTGGCATTGTCGAATACCTTCTCGATGTATGCAAGCAACCTATCTACCATGATAGGATTATTTAGATTTACCTTACTAATTCTATCTACTATGGTTTTAGTTTGAGCAGTCGTTATAACTCCACCATCTTCAAACATACGTATGCCATCAGCTAATGCAGCTCTCTTCTTATTAAGGTCACCAGTAACTTCTTTAGCCTGCTTTATCTGCTCCTTAATTATTCTATCTCTCTCCTTGGCTAAATCAACGGTGATGGTAACTACATCTTTCTTTTGGCCCAATACCTTCTTAGCACTAGGGGCAGGCTTCTCACGCTTCTTGAACTCCTTGTTCACATTGCGTTCCATAGCCTCACGCTGTACGTCAGTAGCATTCTCGTATACCTTTGTACCACGTAGGTATTTGATGGCATTTTCAATTGTACCTTCCTCAGATACACCACGTCTTCGTGACCTGGCTACTACACCATCTTTCCCAAACATGTTGTTGAGAACTCTGTCATACCCAGGAGCAAACTCCTCAGTCACCTCAACCTTCTTGGCAGCAGGCTCAGCCTTAGCCATTGCAGTATCGATAGCCTTATCAGTCAGACCCTTACGCTGTAAGAATAATATGATAGCCTCCTCAGAGAAACCCTGAGCCCTTGCATCATTGATTAATTTATTTATTCTGTCCTGATCATCTAGTTGAGACTTTGAAACTCTGAACTCATTCTTCATTTCATCAGCCTGAAATACAAAGTCAAATGAGTCAATCATGATTTGATCATCTCTATCTATATTCTCAGTATCAGAAAATAGAATGTTTCTTCTTTGACTTGGAGTCAATTTATTTCTGTACTCTACATTTCTTGCCTCAACCTCTCCTGCTATTCGATAGTAAAGATTATATGCTTCGGCAGGATTCTTCTTAGACAATTCATCAATAAGATTCTGAGCAGATGGGATACCTCTCTTTACATATTCACTGAGATTTTTTATCATCTCAGCGGCTTTTGCCTTCTCTTCCTTAGTGCCTTTTTCAAATGTTAATTCTTTAACTATATCGTATTGGCTTTTAGCAAAGTCTAGAAGTTCTTTTGCTTCCTTAACTACCTCTTGATTGTCTGAATAAAATAATCTTGCTGAATCATATATACTCTCTCTCTTCTTGACTAACTTTTCAAAGTAGTCAACAATTTTTTTCATCTTGAATTCTGCTTGTACAGGACTTGACCCTCCTTGAAATAGCTCTTTTACTTGTATCCAATGCTGGATTTCATGAAGCATAGTCAACTCAGCAGCCGCTCTATCATTCTTATATTTTGATCTGTTTATTATAATTGATCCTGTGTCTGGACTAAAATTTCCAAACTCTTTTTCAGGCAACAATTTAAACTCAACCTCTATATTCTTTGCTTCAGGATATGCCTTATACAAATCAGGGGCATCAAATATATCTGACAGTTTAGAAGGAGAACTGATATCAATATTCTCTTTGAACTTACCATCTGGTATTTCATATCTCCACTTACCATCAGGTCCCAACTCCCATCCAAAAGTAACTAGTTTAATTCTTTCTGGTATCAATCCTTCTCTAGATAGGATTTTAGCAACACGTAGATTATGTCTTACTACAGCTTCAAGTTGAGCATTCTCTCCAACTATCTGAGACTTAGATACCCTTTTAGATTTTGGCGTAGCTTCAGCCTGAGGTCTGCTTACAAACTTACCTTTAGCAATTTGTTCAGCGGCACCTTCTCTAGGGATAAACCCTTCTCCTTTGGCAACTTTAGTAGGCACATTTGGTGTGGCCTCTGTAAGTAACCCTCTTTGTTTTAAATACTTATCCTTAAATTCAGTCTTGGCTGGAACAGTTAGATTGGTATATGATCTTTTATCTAAAGGAATTGATCTAGCCTCTGCCTTATAAAACTTATCATCCTTGTAAATCTCTCTTACCAAAGCATCTCTTTCTTCTTTTGATAAAGAAATTTCTGTGTCAGGCTTAGCGTATTCAGCAAAGTTTTCTTGAACATCGTATAGGCCATCAAGTCTAAAATGATTTGTTCCAGGAAGTTTTGCATTAAACAATGGATGTACTATACCACTTCCTTGTATGTCATTTATTAAAGTCTCTCTCTGTTCTTTTGGAAGTACATCTAATTCAAATCCACCAACCACATACCCTCCAGTATTATTTAGAATTAAATCATCTGTCAAGAATGTATTGTCTCCGTACTCCTTAAGGAAATCATATATGTTGTACCCAACATTGTTAAGTGCAATCTTACTATAGTTAGTAGACTTGTTTGTTCTTATATTTTTATTCTCAAGGATTATACCTTTACCAAGTTCCTTTCTTATTGTAAAAGTAGTGTCATTAAGAAACTCTTTAACTGCCTCTTCTAAATTGGTATTCTCATCTATGCTATCAATCAAGTCAAACAATCTCTTCTCTGATCCTCTCTTCAAAGCAGCCTGATCATTCTTCAATTCATTTTGAATAGCCTTAGAGCCTTTTATAAAACTCTTAATGGCATCCTTAGTTTTTGCTAACTCTTCCTTAGAAGATGCGGCTATTTCTTTTAGCCCTCTGATAATGTACTTAGCACCATAAGAGTTATTGATAGTAGTATGTGGAGGCTGAATCATTACTAGCACAAGAGTCTTCCCTGTACCATATGCTTTCTCAGCTGCTGTATAAGTTCCTCTTACTGTGCCAGTACTAACACTTGCAAATCCAATACCATCATCAACATTCTTTTTGTTTGAAGCAAACCCAAAACCACCAAGGATTGGGTCTCCATTCCTATCTACACCATACCCAGTGGCATCACTTGTAATGATTAATACTCTGCCTTCATACTGTCTAACTAATTCAGTTAAAGTCTTTATAGGTAAGTCTGCTATTGTAAGGATATCTATTCCAGATGGGAATTTATAATCACCTATATCAACCTGAGATTTAAACTTCTTACCAACAAATTCTTGAGGATTACTTACAGGTATTGCTACACCTGAAGAGTATGGCTCTTGACTATTTAGTTGCTGTATCTCACTGCCCTCTCTGATAGCACCAGATATAGTATTGAAGAAGTCAACTACGTCCTTGGTATTCTTAGTATCCTCAAATGGTTTGAACTTGCCACCTGTAATCTTAGACACAAACTCATTAATCAACGCAGCAACTTTCTGCATTGTACTTACAGATACGCTTGTCTCCTGCTGCTCTAACATACCAGTTAACTCAGCCAAGAACTCCTCATGGTTTACATCTAGTAGTTGTCCTGTAACAGGGTCAACATACTTAGCAGCAAACTCATTTAGTTTATTATTTGCATCACCCTTAAGTACCTTGGATAGTCTTGTTCTAAAATCATTGAACAAGTTTGCGTTCTCTCCAAATGTCTTAAATAGTATACCATGAGCAACCTCATGAGCTACTGTTCTAGAGTTAGCTCTGGATAGATTTATGTCAATCCTTCCTGTTGTCTTACCATCAGGAGTAATCTCATAAGAGAAGTTGCCTCTGGTTCCAGATGCTCCATCCATGTCTGCCATTGCAGCATTATAACTACCCTCATTATCATGGATTACAATATCAACATCAGGGAATACAGACTTCAATGTATTGATAGCCTTCTTCGCTGTATCGATAATCTTTACCCTTGTATCAACAGACTCCTTCTCTTCTTGTGTTGTGGCTTGCTGAGATTTTGACTTAGTTCTATTTCTCAACTCCTCAACATCAGCATCACTTGATATTGATACACCAGCAGATACGGTAGGAGCAGTCTCTTGCTCTGCAAATAGTTGCTCAAGTCTTGATACCTCTCCTTCTACATCTACCTCCTGAGTAGGGGTCTTCCTAATAAATGCATTCTCCACCACCTGAACAAAATCAGGATTAGTACCATTAGCTTTTGATTCATGGTACTTCTCAGCTATAGCTCTTTGAGGAATCCCACCGCCTTCTATACTAGCCTTCTCTCTTTCATCGCTAAATAAATCACCCTCACGGACAATGTCATAGATAGTATTAAAAGAATCTCGGTCATTAATTATACCAGGCGTATCTTTAAGAGCACTAGCAAGAGCATTAGTTGTGCTCTCAACATCCTTTAGTGGGTCTACTTCTTCTTGGGCTTGACCTTCTTCGGCAACGCCTTGAGGTTCTGCTTGGGGTTCTCCTTGCGCCATCTCTTGGCGATCTCTGGTTCCTGGCTGTACAGGTACTTGACCTGCTGTTTGCTTTTGAATGGCATCTTGTTGTTCGTTTATTTTTTCGTTAGCAATAACATTGTATTTTACTGGAGTGTATGGATCATCAGATGATACCTCTTCAATAGAAAACTCAAGTCCTTTATAAACTTTTCCAAGCATATTAGACATTGACTTTGCTTGGTCTTCAAGCATAGGCTCCTCAGCCAATTCCATTCTACCAGATTTGTCTTTAGCAAAAAAGTATTTAGAGTCTCCGTAATTTAAAACGATAGGCTCTATTGATTCAAGTTCCTCAGCTACAGCTGATATATTTTCATTGTTTTTATTTACAGTATTTATTTTTTCCTGAACCTCAGAAATAGATTCATCTATAATCTTTTTTTCCTCGTCAGTTTTTACTCTCGCTCTTCTACCTACTAATGCAGCTAATGCTGAGTTTAGTATAAAACCTACCGTTCCACCAACAGCACCAGCCTCACCAACTCCATCCAACATTTCACGGTTTAAATCATATATTCTTTGGGCAGACAAATTTTCATAAGTGGTTTGCCACATTTCTGTAACAGTTTCTTCAGCACCACCTACAGTTCCTTCTTTTAATATTCTCAATATATCTGCTGTAGGTTCTATCTTAGATATTCTTGAAAACATTGACTGAATAGGTAAAGATTCTACAACTGTACCTACAAAAAAGTTTTCTATAGCAAATTGTTGAGCTTGATCTTCAGTGGCTCCAGATTGAATTGCATCTCTATAATATGAAGATGCTGCTTGAGAACCACCTATTAAACCAGATGGGGACGCAGCTTGTTTAGCTATGCCCTTACCCATTTCTATAAATGGAGTTAGTTTTGTTCCAGTGTTTAATGCATTTTTAGCTAAGTCTAAAGCTAATTTACCCTTTGATGCCATTGAAACACCACCTGTAGCCATCATAGGTACTACTTGTCCTAATCCACTAACTACACCACCAATAAATGTATTTCTATCTTCTTTATTAGATGGATAAACCTCATCTGTAAATTTTCTCCAGTCATCAGATAACTGATAAAAATAAAGGTCACTCGCCTTTAAATCTTTATTAGCTCCAGGAACTCCAGCTTTTCCAAGTTGTCTTTCAATGAAAGCAGCTCCGACAGACCAAGTTTCACCAAGATCAGCAGGAAGATCCGCTATTGTTTTTGCAAAAATATTTGAATAAGATAATGGAGTAGAAACTTTTTGTTTCTGAAGTTTACTATCAAAGTCAAGTTTTTGCTCAGGCAATGGCTTGCCTGGCTGGTATTGAAACTCAGTACGTGCAGGTAGTTTCTGCTCAGGTAACTTTACCTCAGGTTGCTTTTGTGCAAATGCAGGAGTCTCCTGTACAACTTGACCAGTACGTGGGTCAAAGTTTGTAAGCCCCGAACCACCATCCACAAATGGTGATACCGTATCTTTTTTTTTTACTGGCTCAATAGGCTTCGATTCCACTGGCCTTTCAGCCATAGGGCTAATCAGTTGGTTGAAATCATTTACGCTGCCAGAGTATCCATCATTCTTAAAAAGATTGTATGAATAATCAAGAGCTTCTTTATCTGAACTTATAAGTTGTTTGTATTGATCAAGTGTTCCGGTATACCCATCTTTCTTGAATAGTTCATACGAATAATTTAAAGCCTGTTCGTTCATTTTTAAGGATTAAATCGTGAAGCCCCTCCTGTCTGTTGTCCTGTCATCAAAGATACACCAATAATTGTTGGGTCCTTAGAGATTGAATAATTTGTTACTCGATTAATTAAGTCATCTAGATATCTTTCTCTTTGCTTAAAAAAATCAGTTCCTTTATTTCGTGCATTTGTTTTCGACAAGTCGTAAGAACCAATTAGAACATCATCATTATCAGTAACTGTTACCACATTATCTGCTGAAGATACTTTAAACTTACCTATTAATGCTGGATCAGAACTCAAAAGATTTTGAATATTTTCAACCGTTACGTCTCCAGTACCAGTGAATATATAGTTATCTCTTTTCGGTGGAACTGTTTTTAATTTGGTCTTGAACTTATTAACACTTTCTGCATAGTTACCAGCACTAGAAGGTGTCTCATCTTCACGTCTTCCTACATTAGGCTGTGGCTTATTGAATGGGTCTTCCTTAAGTTTTATATCAAGTCTCTGCTCAATCTTACGTCTCATCTCAGCTCTAGCAGATTGAATTTGCTCGTCTGTAAAATTTGGCACATAAAAGTTTGTCTTAGGATCAAATTGTAAATCAATTACATTCCCTTCTTTACCAGATATGCTTGACACATATGGCTTATTAGCTTTGTCTTTAACAAGGTCATTAGTAAGTATTGATGTAATATTAAACGGATTAGAGAATAATGAATTAATCTCTGACTCAAGAGCATCTTCGTATCCAGGTCTCTTCCTTACATCCTCTATTGTTACAACCTTACCCTGTAATCTATTTAATTCTTGGATAGTAGATTCAGTGAATCCACCAAAGCTTTTGCTTACAGCATCAGCAGCACCATTAGAGTCAAAGTAATTTACCTTGGTATTCTGTATCTTTTTTAGAAAACTTGCTGTAGCAATTGTCTTACCAACCTTCATTACCCCCTGATTATTAGGGTCAGGCTCCATGATACCAATATTCACACTAAAGTTTCTTGGGTCAATAATAGCCATTGACTTAGAAAAATCAGCAAATTGCTCAGTGTATGCCATTAAATCCATCTCAAGTTGTTGAGACCTATTCTTTGGATCAGTGCTAATTAACCTATCTGCCTTCTCTTTATATGTATTTTGAAAGTTCTTAATGACACCAAATAATTCATCGGTGCCATCGTTTAAATTCTGTCTCATGACAGTATAATCCTTTAACTTCAATATACCCTGCTTAAGCAATCTATCCTGCAATAGGATTGCCTCTCTTGCACTATCTGCATAGTTCAGTGTCCATGTATTCAATCCCTCATGAGACCCAACAGGTGCCTCTGCTATCTTCTTTAGATTATCTCTAGTTGCTTGGTCTATAGCAGCCTTTTTCTGATCACGGATTGCAACTTCCGTTTGGATCATATCGGTAATCCCTTTACCAATCTCTGCCCAGTTTACAAAGCTGTCAGCTTGCCTCTCAGCGAATTTGTAGTAACTAGCCATATATTAAAATCCTAGTGGTGATGTAAAACCTAATGATGGTGTTTGAAGTCTAAAATTCCTTAAATCATTTAGGGTAGTTTTAGGAGCTGTAGATGGAGCTCTCTCCATATCAAACCCTGCTTCTCTTATTTTTCTTACTAATTCAGGATTATCTGCTAAATAAGCTAGCATTTCATATTCACTCATGCCTTGTATCTTAGATAAGTCATCACCATAACCAGGCAGCTTCAATAAAGAATCTTTCAGTGTAAGTGGCTTTCCTTGTGAGTCTTGGAACATAGTTCCTAATTTATTATTCTTAGCCGCTTTCTGATATTCTTTATTTAACTTATCAAGTTCTCTCTTTCCCTCACCTTCTTTGTATAACTCAGTACCTTTTAGATATTGTTGTCCTGCACTTGCTAGTGATGAGAACGCTCCAGTTAGAGCAGCATCACTCTGAGCACCAAACTGAGCTGCCGCAGCCTGTGCACCTTCTGCCTGAGCCAACTCAAGGTTTGCTCTCTGAGCTGCTAACCTGGCTTCTTCCTGTGCAGTAAGTCCCTCAAGTTTCATAAGGTCTTCGCCCATAGCACCTGCTATTTGTCTTTGACCTTGCTGAACACCTAATTGAACACGACCTGCCGCAGCACCTACGCCACGCCCCTCACCTTCAATAGCCTCTTGAACAATCTGTTGTGCTGATGATAACACACCCTCACGTTCTAACTCATAGGCTTCTGTTGGAAGACTAAGTCCTGCAAACTTATTTGCAGTTAACTCATTCATAGCTCTCTTGAATGCGAGTTCTGAATCTCTTTTAGCTTCATTAGCAAAGCCAGCCGCATTGGCTGCTTGCTTAGCAGATGCTCCTGCACTTGCTAGTGATGTTGCTACTGCTGCTGCTGTTGCGAATCCCATATTAAAATATTTTTATCATTTCACCTGTATATGAATCTCCTTTTACATACCCAAAATTCTCATAGGTATTTATTAGATTCCTGTCTTTTATTAAAGCATAAACATATTTATACCCCTTACTTTTACAAATATTTGTGAGCGTATAAATCAAAAGATCCAAGCACTCTTTTCTAGTTGGCTTCTTCCTGTAGGTCCTACTAGATATTATCCAATCTACACACGCAAGACTTGAGTTTGTGGTATACATAAATCCAGCACATACTGGCTCATCACCATCAAAAACAATTAAACCACCCTGCCCATCTTCAGGCAAGAAGTCCCTGCTAGGAGCAGCCCATCCCCAATCCTTCCACCATCCAACCAGGATGTCATCGTAATCATTTGCATTTAGTTGCCTTACTAATATTCCCATAAATTTAAGGATAACTTTTCATTACTTCAGACTCAACTGCAAATAGCTCAACCTTAGTCGTACTATTGTTTTCCAATGTGAATACGCAATAGTGTCCTAGCACACCATGAGACTCCGCTACGGACCCCTTAATATACATAAAGAATGGGTTAGTTATACCAGGTACACTGCCACCAGCAATTGATGCATTCACTACAATCCTATTATTGCCTGCTGGATAGTCAACCACAATACTTGTAATCTGTCCACACAATACAGGAGTACTGTAACTAGGAGGTAGGCTATAATACAAGTAATCTCCAACACTCACAATGCTACCAATCTCAGTTAAGTCAGGTGCTATAGGGAAGGATACGTTCAATGCTGATGCAGCACCACTCACGTTCTGACTTAGTCCAATGCCATTCACTGATCTAAGCGCATACTCTGATGGCTGCGCTGGAATCGTACCAGCGTTTCTGACGAACGCAAAGAATGATGCCTCCTTCTTCTCATACCAAGCAGATTGGATGAACCCTGAGGTCTGTATATCAGTCTCCATAAGTGTTGCCCAACCCTCATTACCCTCTAGATTTAAGGTCTTAAATATCTTATTCTCTAGTGGCGAGTCATTAAATACACTCTGTATTCTAGACGTGTACTGAGTGCCATAGAAGTTGTTTCTGGTCTCATTCACATTGTGACGATACAAGTTACCTCCCTTAAATGTATAGAAGTAGTTGTTCATCCCGACCATGTAGTCAGGAATGAAAGAGTAGAATGAAGGCCACCCCTTTGCTGATTCGCTATATGATAGTGTATAGTTTGACATAATTATGAAGGACAAGATCCGAATGCAATAATAACACCATTTGAATCCACTTGAAACCAATTGTTTGTTCCAGCAGCAGTGGTCTTATAGTATCCTGCTGCTAGTTTAGATTGACCATTAGCATCACTGAATACTAAGTCATATAGTCCCAGTACACCAGCAGAACCAGTCACATAAGCCACATAGTAGGTCTGGTCAATAGCATCGGAACAAGCTAAAACACTACTAGCATTAACAGTACTAGATGCAAATGATGGTAACGCAGCAGGACATGATACAGATATATCAAATGCAGTACCTGAACATGGTCCAATAAATGTAAGATTCAATACAGATGGACTTGCTGCTGTCTTTGGTATTACCATAATAGTATTTCCTGGACCAAGTCCTGTTAAATCCATTTGACCAGATGATACACTAACAGATGTAGTTGTCCCTAATGAAACAAATGAAGAACCATTATACTCATATTCATTAAGAGTATATGGTGATCCTGCTACTATACCGCAATCATCAGTAGATGCTCCAATATAAGTGGCAAGGCCAGCACTTCCTTGTAGCCAACCATATAGAGGGGATGATAGCCCATTATAGGCAATACTATTATATACAGCTAATATACCATCAGGTATACTAAATGGATCAAACTCAATTACTACTGCTCCTGTATTTGTACCTAATTCAATATCAAGATAATATATACCCTGTCCTCCACTAGCACTTATTGTTCCTCCACAAGGGACAGCACAAGCAGGGCAAGTTTGCTGAGGCAGTAGTACTCCTGATACTTGCTCTCTAACAATAGCTCCATCAGAGTAGAACCCATTTGGAGCAACTGTAGTTAGCGCAGCATTTGAGTATACCACGGTAGCACTGCTAAGTGATGGTGCATCTAAATAATATGTTGATGATGTTGCCATATTAACTTGGTTCTTCGCAGCCGCAGCATGCGTCTTGAGTATTTGTATTAGAGTAGCAAAGAGTTAGCGGTAATGAATTTCTGTAATCCCAAATTAGATAAAGGTAGTTTCCACTGCTAGGTACAGTAAACGAACCTGAGAACAATCCTGCGCTACCTGTTATTGGACTAACAACCGTAGATGCTGCTAGTAAATTTGAAATACCTACAGAAGTATTTGGATATAACGTATTGCTACGCAAATATCTAAACTTATCCTGACCTAGTACAAAATTAAATGTATCAAAATTTATCTTGTTAGATCTAATCTGTAATGTTGATCCGTTAGTAGGAATACCTGCTGTTCCCTGAACACCAAATATTGCAGAATATTGAGATACCACAGGACTTGAATCATCTGTAGCAAACGTAACAAGAGTTGACTGCAATGGAGACACAAAAGTTCCAGCAGTATATCTGTACTCATTATGGATAAACTTGCCTGCATCAACAACGCTAGTCAATGTTACATTCACTATAGTAAGTGTCTGTTCTACAGGACAATTAGGTGTTACAGTAATCTCAAGAGGACCTGCTGCCGTTATTGTAACAGTGGCTTCATTGACATTATTCTTACTCTTATTAAACTGCAATGAGCCTGACACATTCACAATACCAGAGGTCTGAGTTGAACCATCGTAAGTTACCGATATAGTAAAGTTAGATGTTGACCCAGCAGGGACAGTGTATGGTATAGTAACTGTACCAACAGGCTGACCTAAGTCAACGCAATATGTTTGTGTGTTTCCAGTTGGAATAGTAAATGTCTGAGCTATGCCACAAGAAAGACAATCTAGTGGTCTAGGTAACTCAATAGAGTTTGTACTCAAAACGTATTCATTTAGATACGGATCAAATCCACCTAACTTCTGAGTGTTAAATGACTGAATGAACTCATCTCTAAACCAAGTACGCATACCCATCTCAGAGATTACAGCAAGGTCATTACCTCTCAACTGAAGCACTGCACCACGCTTTACATCTGTAAAGAATCTATCGTATCCCCACTGCACATAACTCTCTGGGTGGAAACTAATACCAAACTCTTCTGTTCTAGCAATCTGAGTACCAAGAATCTCAGGCACTGATGAGATAGCTCCACCACCTGCTGAGTCAGAAATCAAATTCTTACTAGCAAGCACATAAGATATCTTATCCTCCTGTAGCACAAGCACATCTGTCTCACGACCATCTAGAATATAGATAGGACCAAATGCCACCTCAAGGTACTTGAAGTTAAGTAGACCAAGGTTAAACTCATTTAACTTATTAACATTGGACTCAAAGTTGTAGACACCACTATAGGTCATGTCTGCAAATCTTCTAATCCTTCTATAGTCCTGAGCAGCTACAGCAGTTACTCTGTTGCCAAAAGTAAGTGTCCTGCCAATAATTGAGTCAAGAATCTTATAACTCTCTGCTCCGTTACCAAATGCATAACAGTTAAAGAAATTAGTATCAATGATTGCAGGAAGCAAAGATGTCTGAGTCTGAACATTACCTACGTGGAATCCATTTACAATTGGAAGTGATAGTTCATTCTCAAAGAATATATCAGGAGAAGCCTCAGATGGCTCAGTCTCAAATATAATAATGCTGTCAGCTCTAAATATTTCAAACGTAGCAATGATAGTAGATCTTCTCTTCTCCCTTGCAAGAGTTCCTGGACAACGAACGGTACCAGACATAACGAGTGACAACTCATTAGTAACTGTATTTCTTGCAAATCGATACTTATTAGTACATGTTTCAGGATTAGTGATAGCGGCTGTTGCTGAGCCTGTACTATAGTTATACGTACCAGTTATATATTCATTATCAATCTCACATCCATCTCCACCTACATCTTGAATACCTTCATTTAGAACTACTTGAACATTGTCTCCTTCAAACCAAGTAAACATATTGTCATAATCCGCTGATGCGGTCATGGTCTTCTCTAGGGTATAGATTCTTGTCTCACAATCACCATTACCTTTGCCAACACCAAGTCTCTGGAACTTAAGGTTTATCTTTATTCTACTACCAGCAGGTACAGTATAGTCCTCATATACCCAAGTTGGATTTGAAGGATTATATCCAGCAACTCTCTTAGAGTTCATTGGATAACTTAATCTTGGGTAGTCCCCACCATTATTCTCATCTACTTGAATAGTGCCTGGAGCAATGATATCGTCCTGACTATTTACTACAGAGAAGTTATTTGGAAGAATCTTTATGTATACACCAGCAGGTACAGGGATGTTTACGTTAGGATCTAAATCACTTGGTATCTCAATGAACCCTTCTGCCTGAGATTCTTTCTCAAGCACAGTAGTGTACACGCAATTTTGTGTAGGGCCATTAGTATCCGCCTTCACAATTAGTCTATCCCCCTGCTGAACCTTCCTAGCATTCTCACCCTCAAGTAAGAAGAACACATTATTAGTCAGCGGATCATTGAAGAATATGCTGCTGTATATTGTGTCGTAGTTCTCCTCATCAGGCTTGATAACAAACTTATATCGTGTTGCCCAATAAGGTGCCCTCTGAGTTATTGGTATAGTAACTTGGATAGAGTTCTTAGTATCCGATGCTGAGCATGGTACGTGAACCGTATTGTTTGGACTAACCAAAGCAGTGGTTGACCTGTTGAAGTCATCCATGTATACAATGCCAATCTCATATCCTCTGTTACTATGCAAACTCTGTGGAGAGTTTATCTTCTGATAGAAAGCATTTACAGCATTATACTGATAATACTCATACACACTAAATGTAGGTGTAGTAGTATTATTTACATAACGCATCGTAAGCAACTGAAGACCAATTGATTGACTTGCTGGTGATGTTATGATTCCAATCCCCTGACCAGCAGCACTGATCCCACTCTGGTATTTAATCAAAGCATCTAAGTTCTGTAGCAATGAGCAGTTAAACTGATCTGAAAATGTAGTGCCATTACAAGAGTTTACTACAGCCAATGGCGTTTGCCCTATAGCATCCTGAAACTCAACGCTAGTTGCCAACTCATACACCGAAGAGTATGATCTAGGCAATACAAATGAAAAGTTAATAGATGTATTCTGAGTTGTCTCAGCAGGGAATGGAGTATTTCCAGCAAACCCTTCATGCTCAAATGAGATATCGGCTGTAATAGAGGCCCCTGCAACGAGTTCAAATGGTGAAAGGTCTAAGTATACCACCGAACCTGGAATCGTTTGAGGAGAGCCAAAATTATAGGTCCCTGAGCCAAGTGTATCTACTACCTCAGTAACACCAATCTCCTCAGATATCAACTCAGTAGAATACTCTAGGTCAATAGGATTGCCACTGATGTCTACCATGTCGTACCCCTCAACATAGTTGCCATACATGAGTCTATTGCCCATGATGGTCTGTGCCTTAGCGAGCAATGGTACGTTGTCGTACAATCTCAATAACTCACTCTCAGGAAGTACAGTAAATATCTTACTATTTGTAAATGTAAATGTATAGTTTGTATTGTCTGATAGACCAAGGTCAGCCTTGTTAAGCTTCTCAATGACCTTAATCACATTGCTAGTGGTGTCCTTAAACAATAAGTCAATGCCAACAACAAGCGGTCCACCTGTATTGTAAGTTATGATAGCAGTATTAAACTGGTTCTGCATCCCCTCATTGAGGTAACTATTAATGCTAAAGTCAAATGGCTGAGGCTGAAACGCAGGAGCAGACCACTGAGATGTAGCAGAGTACTCTCCACCTTCATAAAGATATCGATATGCAAAGCAAATGAATCTGTTCTCCAAGAAGTTCTCCTCATTCCCAGTATTTATCAACTGAATACTAGGAGACTCTACTGGTGGTTTCTTGATAACAAGAATAGACTCAGCACTAAACTGGTCAATATTTCCAACAGGATCAGGATAGTTCTTAAGTCTATTTATGAACCTTGGAGGATTGTAATCATCGGTAAAGAATATCAAGTCATCAATAATGTTTACCCCTGTGATAAGATACCCTGGGTTAAAGTTTAGCGTGGTATTCTCACCGCCTCCATCGTTGATGCTAATCAAGTGGTATGTCAATATGTTGTTGTACACATTGAACGATACAATCATGTCAAGCTTACCAGTAGCACCTACAGGAAAGTTTGAGTCATGGATAAACCAATAGATAGTTTCGTTTGTATTGTCAGTTATAGTACCTATACATCTAGCCGATGCACTAAGTGCTGTTCCGTTAATGTACTTTATTGTGGTTAACTTGGTGTTCCCTTTAGTGTTCTCAATAACACCAATCTCTGAGTTCTCAGTAGAACCCATGCGAACATTAAGAGCATCAATATACTCTCCATCAGGAACAAGTCGTTCATCAACGACTTTATTCATTCTACCAGCTATGAAATTCCTTGTAATATTCGCCATATTATTTCAACCACTTGTCCATACCACGTAGGTTCATCAATAGTCTACCTGGATGAATGTTGCTTAATCTGATTTTAGAGTTTCTCAAAAGAGCAGTCTTCTCTTTTCTTGCACGGTTCACAATATATTCTTGAACTCCAAGTTTAGCATTTAGAATCTCATACGTAATGTACGCATAAATAAACTTTTCAAACAATTTATTTACGCTAATACTTAAATCGTCACCATTCTCCATGCCGTCTGATATGTACTCCAATATCACTGACTGGCCATACATGCCTGAGTTAAAGTTAATTACACCACTCTTGGCATCAATGTTAAATGTAGGATTGAAGTTAGCAGTCTCATTATTAAGACCATATCTAGCACCAATGCCATATTCAAAATACCAGTTGCCATCTAGGTTCCAACCCTCCTGACCATCATACGCACTCTGAGGGTTCAAGTAAATACTCTTCTTAACACCCTCTAATCTCTGCAAATCAATCTCAGAAAACTCAGGAGACAATGCATTGCCCTGATTATCAAATAGTATCTTACCGGTGTTGTCCTGCAAGTATGCCTTAGCAGAAAGCACCTGAATGTTCTCAGTCAATGGTCTTAGGTATCCATCCTTGTATAGGTTTACCCTAACCCAGTTCACATAGTCTGATGGCAGAATATACTTAAGTGTATCATCAACAGTAAGTTCAAGAACTTTTATTTGCTTAAACGCATCATAGTTTAGTTCTTGTATTGCTCTCTTGGCATGAAACAAAATTTTATATCGCTCTTCATTATTTACTAATGAGTGATTGCCTGAATACATCAACAAGAAATTGTTGACAATGTCCTTTAGACTAACATACTGATACGATCCCCAGTTTGCATCTATAGGAGCAACCCCATTATTTTCGTAGTATTTCTCTTGAGTGATGTATGCCATGATTATTGTGATTGTTTTTGTTCCTCAGCACCACCGAACTGAACTGCCTGAATCTCACGAATAGACATGCCAGCGTACTGAAGAATCTTTGAAACTAATTTTATTTCATCCTCGATAGGCAACTCAAAGTCTTGGTATCCTAAACCAGGAGACTGGTTGAACACTGGCTCACCATTAGTTAGTGTAGTGAATGTCCACTTAGGGTCCTTAGGATATCTAAAGTAATTGGCATCCACCTCGTTAGGAAGATTAATCGTTGATGGGTATACCGTTAGTATGCTACCCTCCTGCGTATACGCTGGGAAGTTTTCAGTAGGAGCAGTCAAGTTAGAGTTTACTAGCATGGTAATCTTTCCATGAGTAACCTTCTCCGCCTCTGCTTTGAATACCCTAGTAGCACCTGATGCATCATAGCACAAAATCTTGTTGAGCATAAAGTAATCAAAACCAGTGGTAGTTACCGATGGTAGGTAGTATCTATTGGTAGCTGGAGCAACCTGAGTAAGCGTTGATGTAACTGCAAATAGTTCTATTGCCTCCTCTAAAGCCTTCTTCTGATCAGCGTAATCTGTTCCAGAGACACGGGCATTCTCCTTATTAACAAAGTCATTATACCCAGAGAAGTACTCTTCATAGATTTCTAGCTGTGCCTGCTTGGCAAACAGGTTGAAGTCAGAAGGTGAGATGTATCCGTAGTTATTCTTGTTCAGAATTGCCAATACGGTATTTCTAACTGAGTTGATCATTCTAGTCTTTTTACAAATATAAACAAAAAAAAAGAGGGTGTTATTACACCCCCATTTTTAACCATCAAACTATAAACTCTGTTACAAATCTAAATTATTTTCTAGCATTTTCAAAGCATCGATGCCATCATCTGTCTTTAGGAATTGAGCCACGGCAAAGTATGGGTCTTCTCCATAGGATACAGTAAGCATTTTCTTTTTAACCGATGGGGTATTAAACCACACCTCCTTGTTATTATTTCTGAATGCCAATAACTTGTTCTCAAAGAACACGTGAATATTTGCTTGAAGTTTTAGCATTGGGTCACGTAGGATATTCAAGAATCCTTTTGGATCTCTCTTTGCGTAGATTAAGATATCACGCTTAAGCTCAGATGTTGTGAACTTATTAGGGTCCTTACCAAACAATACTCTAGCAATTGTCTCAAGCTGATCAACGCTAAGTTGACGTGCTTCAATCAATGCATCTACCTCAGATGTAAGTTGTTCTACTTCCTTAGCTGCATCTCTCTCATAATCAACCTGAATAAATGAGATACCATTTAGTGGGTGATAGTGAAGGAACTGCTGTAGTACTGGGTTATTTTTTGGAACTGATAGGAAGCCATTCTCAAAGATGATTGGCTCTACAATTGCATTGCCATCCTGCTCATCCTCAAATGGAGACTTCTGGTTGATGGCATATCTTAGTGGTCTGTTAACATTATTCTCTTCATCAAAGTAAAGTAGAGGATATCTCCTAGTGTTTCTTGATGGTAGAGTAAAAGATAAAGGAGCAGACTCTCCCTTAAGTTTATAGACTTTGTCCGAAATTGTTACTGATTTTTTCATTTGATTAAATTTAAAGATTTAAAATAGAGGGAGCCACAGCGACCCCCTCGGTTAATTATTACTTACCCTTCTTAAGTTTAAGCTTGTTCACTAAATCTTGAGCAGCCATCTTACCAATTCCTTGGCTCAAGTTGCCCTTTTTTACAACAGATCCATCAGGACCAGTGATAGTAAAGTTAAATGTTTTAGGGTCAGGCTTGCTCATGCTAGTGGTATCCACAGACATTTTTTGTCCTTTACCTAATCCAACCTCCATCAATGGAGCTCTTCTAGTTGCATTATAAATAGGCCCCTTTACAGGTGTGCCTTTCTTAGGACCAGGTCCCATTACTTTCTTTGCCATTATTTCTTAGTTTTAGTTTTAACTCTATAATCTTCAATTTTAGTAGCTCCTTTTTTTAATTGATTAATAATTGCAGGAACATCTTTTCTTTGAACTTTTTTAGTTGAAGTAAGCCCAGAATTACTTGTTAGTAAATCAAATTCTTTCTTCCCTTTACCATATCCTGTTGTATCCATAGATACATATGGACCACCACTATGACTCATTTTACCTAATCTACCATTATTAAAAATAAGAAATGTGCTTCCTCCATTTGTTTGTTTTGCTTGGCTTTTCTTAGGAACAGGACCATTTACTTTCTTAGCCATTGTCTTGTTTGTTTAAAGATTAAAGGAGAGGCCAATCGGCCCCTCCTATTATCTACAATTAGGCTCCGTATCTGAACAACACGAAGTTGTTTGCACCTAGGGTACATACACAACGCTCAGACAAGAAGTTAACCTCCATTGCATCGAGATCGCTAGTCTGTGCACCACCAGCAGAACCAGTAATCCAAGTCTTGTATCTACGATCTTCAGTCTCAGAAGCTCTGTAACGAACGTGCAAGAATGGTCTCTTAGCGTTCTTACCAAGAATCTGATCGTACACAGTGGTAGAACCAGCAGGTACCAATAGACCAGTTACAGTACCAGTTGCAGATGCACCAGTAGGCAAGCCACCACGCATGGTAGGATCGTTCAAGTACTTCCAGTCAGACTTGTAGAAGTCATAACCTCTACGGAAGCCAGTGAATCCAAGATTCAAGGCCATGTTCTGATCATTGTCAAATAGACCATAAGAAGTACCATTTGCTCCGTAGCTGTTCTGAGCAGCCAACATATCGTCAATGTCAAAGCTGAATGCTCTGTTAACGAAGATTACGTTCTCTTCGATAGATCCCTGCTTGTCAAGACGAGAGATGATGCTATCAAAGTCAGATAGAGTAGTTGGGTTACCACCACCCCATACGTTACCACGGTTGTTAACCACGTAGAAGATACCCTCAGAACCTTTGTTACCATACAATGGGTTCAAAGAAGCGTTAGCCACACCAGAACCAGTCTCAGCAGGAACTGCTTCAATCATTGCAGTCTCAAGGTAGTCTTCGAAACGTAGACGAGTCTCGTGCTCAGACTTCAAATACCAAAGGTATCCAGTTGCACCATTCTCGGTAGTTACTTCTACCCATCCAATCTGAGCCATGTCAGAACCAGATACAGCATACTTG